GACCTTGCCGCCAAACTGGGAATCAGCGCGCAAATGCTCGGCGAGGTATTAAAAGGCGACAAGGGCTTTGGCCCTAAGCTCTTGAAGGGACTGGGAGTGGTCAGGTCTTATCGGATGTTTGATGTTGAAGTCATCATGGAGGATTCCGGCGATGAGCGAATCGCTTGAGCGCGTGATCTCTGACGAGTCCCGGCAAAAGCTATTGCTCGCGGTGGCCTTTCCATCTGGTCGCCATGTCGGCGTTAGGCAGGCGGCAGAGGAGGCCGGGTTGAGCGTTTGCGATGCGGTTCAACTCTTGAACGAGCCCGCTTTCATCGCTCAGATTCGGCAGATCACTTTCGCCGAGGCTTCGGCGGCCCTCCACGGTCAAGGGGTGGCCGATCTGGTCGCTATAGCCACGACATCGGAAGAAGATCGCAACCGGCTCACGGCCTGGCGAGTGATCGCCCAGATTACGGGCGACCTGAAACACAAACACCAACACGAAGTCCGCGTCACGTTCGAAGACCTTCGCAGGCGTCAGGGAGACGGCGATTTGGCGGGTCTTTTCGACATCAGGTCAACAGTCATAGAGGGCCAGATCGAAGAATGAACGCCACAAGCCCACAGCTTATTCCCTTTGATCGCATCAAGATGATCGTTGATCCCGCGAGGATTGAGCGGGAATATCAGGCATGGCTGAAGGAGGGGGACGCCTACATCGACAGGCGCTTTACCGATCTCCGTGACTGGGACTTCCCCGTTTACTGCGCCGTCAATATCACGATTACCACGAAGGACGGGCGCGCGGTTCCCTTCCTTCTGAATAAGATACAGCTCAAGTTACTGGAAATAATCCTCGAAGAATTGACCTCGGGAAAGCCCGTGCGAATCCTGATAGACAAGATTCGGCAAGGCGGCGTCTCAACCGTAATCCTGATTTTCTACTACTGGCTGACCTCGCTCCGTCCGAACCGAAACACCCTCTGCATCACTCAGGACCTCGAATCTGTCACGAACTTTTCGAGCCGCCTGCGCGCGGCCATCGAGGAGGCCGATCCGCTTCTAACGCCTTCAATCAAGAGCGAGCGTAATAATTTAATTCACTTCGCCAATCCTACAGCAAGAGGCGGCAACCGGAGAGAGCGAAAGGGCAAGGGTCAGGATTCCAAGATAATGTTTTTCACCTGTAAAAAGGTGAGTATCGGGCGCTCCTTCACGTTCCAATATGTCCACATCTCAGAGGCGGCTTTCTTCCTGGACCAAAAGCCGAAGGTCAGCGTAAAAACCCTGCTCAGTTCCCTTGCCCACGCGGTTCCGCTCCTGCCTGGCTCGATCCTGATTATCGAGACCACCCCGAACGGCCTGAACGAAGTAGCGGAAATGTGGGATAAGGCCGTCAAAGGGCAGAATGAATTCCGGCCTGTCTTCTTCCCTGCCGCCGCGTCCGAGGAATACCGCGCGCCACTTCCCGAGGGCGCGACCCTAGAACTGTGCGAAGCGGAGGAGGCCTCCGGAGTACCGACTAGATACGGAAACGAACTCGCTGAATCGAGGGTAATCAGAAAACAGCTCGTCGAGTGGCATCCCGAACTGTATGAGAAATGGGGCGATAAATGGCTTGAGCGTGAATTACTGGCGCGCCTGAATTGGCGCAGGCTCTACATCGACGGCCCGTGCCACGGGGACAAAGGCGTTTTCCGTAGGGAATTTCCACTGACGCCGCAACAAGGCTTCGAGGCCACGGGCCGTAATTGCTTTGATCTGCGCTCCGTCGCTCTGATGCGCAAACTGGTCGAAGAAGAAGGCCTTCAGCCGCGCCGCTACACCTACATCCACGACCCCGAAAACACGGACCCTGCGACAAAATTTAAAGCCGACGATTACGGCCCGCTGGCTATTTATGAAAAGCCTGAGTACGGCATCCAGTACGTTCTAGCTGCCGATCCCGCGCTTGGCAATCCGAATTCCGATCCATCGGCCTTGCTCGTTCTGGCGATCTCCGAAGAGGCGCCCTATCTGCGCGAAGTCGCGTCATACAGCAAGATAACAAAGCCCGATGTATTCGCCGAGCTAATCAACTACCTGGGAATTCTTTACAACATCGCCCTCGTCGGCCCCGAGAGAAACGAGCGCGGCGGATACGTGGTGTGCTTGAAACTTCACAAAGAACTGAAATACGAGCGGCTTTATTTCGAGTTCAACGCCTACGACAAGAAACCCGCCGAGGAGCCCGGATTCGTCACGAAGGACTCAAACAAGGCGACGATTGTCGCGGGCTTGGATTACCGCATTAGAGACGCGGAAATCCTGCTCAGGACGCCGCTACTACTCGAACAGCTCGAACATTTCGTAGAACTCGAAAACGGCGAGCTGTCGGCCGAACCTGGATACAACGACGACCTTGCGATGTGCGCGATGATCGGAGTCAACATTTCGCTGAAGGTTCATTACTGGATGCCGAAGCCGTCTCCCCCGCCCGGCTCGATAGGCGACCTGAAGAAGCGCGGAGTTTTCAAGAGGAATAGATAATGCCGAGAAAATATCGTCCACCCGCCACAAACACGAGCGACAGAATGAGAGTTAATCGCGCCTCGGCGGCCATCGTCGAAGAAACCGGAGACGCCGAGAAAGATGGCCCGCTCTGGATGTCGCGCCTGATGAAGACGCTTCATATGCGGATGGAGAGCGACAACGGCGACCGCCATTGGGCGGCTTACCGCAATTGGTTCAACGGGCGCCAGTGGCAGTTTGAAGACACGGGCAAGAATTCGTGGGACTTGTATTCGGACACGATTACGAGCGTCTACACGAACAATATCGTTCAGACAATCGCGTCGGCCTATATGCCGTTCCTGCTCAACGGCAAGATTGAATTCAAGGTCAAGCCCAAGCCGAACCGGCCCGGCGACGTGAACGCGGCGGAAATCCACACGTCAATGCTCAACTACGAATGGGGCGAGCGCGAGATCACGGAGCAAGTCAAGAAGGTCGTTGATGACGTGGTGGTTCTCGGCCACGGGATAGCCGAAACGGCCTATATCGTCGAGGTGGACGAGGCGCGCCGCAAGGATTCGGGCAACATCGAGTATCGAGATTACGTCAGGCGCGACGCCGCAATCGTCGAATGGGTGGACCCGCATGATTTCCTTCACGACCTGACCGGGCGGGACGGAACGCCGCGCACTGGACGTTGGGCCGCGCGCCGTGTCTGGATTCCAATCGCCAATGTTGTGGCCAACAAGCGCTACGATAGAAACGTGACCCGGCTCATCGAGACCGGCGCCGCGTCTCACAATCTGACCAGCCGATCCGCCTACAGAAATGACGCCAGATTCAGCGCAGGCGGGATGTTCGGAAAAGACCTGGCCGTCAGGATTCCCGAGGAGTCCTCAATCGCCATCTGGGAGATATGGGACAAGGGATACAGGCAGGTAATCACGATGGCCGAGGGACTTCCCTACCCTCTCGACGTTGAACCGTGGCGTTATCCGTATCTCGATGGCCTGCCGTTCGTGATGATCCAGTTCTTGCGCGCCGAAGGCCTGCTCTACCCTATCGGCGTAGCACGGCAGCTCAAAGACGCGCAATTGCAGACGAACCGAATCCGCACACAGCAAATTCAGAACGTTCGAGCCCAAAAGAACATGTACGGCGCGACAGCGGGCGTGGATAAGACGGCCCTTGACGACTTCGCCAACCTGCCGAATCTGAGCGTTATTCGGATGGAGCGCAACGGCGACCTTTTCGCCATTGATAATCCCTCGCTCAATCGAGACAACCTGATTTTGGAGCAATCAATCGCCCAGGACGGCGCGAAAACCACGGGCGCCGACGCGATCTTCCAGGGCGAAACGCCTGCCGCGCGCACGCCGGCTGGAGTTGTCACGACGCAAGTGAACGTGATGCGCCTGAAGGCCGACGACAAGATTTCCAACGTCGAAGCCGGCGTAAACGAGATCGCCCGCCAAGTCCTTCAACATCTGAAGGCCAACCGCGTACAGTCCGACGTGATAGAGATTGTGGGGCTCCTCGGCTCCCAGTGGCGCGCCTACAGCCACGACGAGATACAAGCCGAGACCGATGTCACGGTGAGCTATTTTTCGGCGCCTAAAACGAATCCCGACATTGAGCGCCAGCAAAAGACGCAAGTGGCCCAGGTCGCCGCGCAGTTCGATCCG